ACAAGTACTACAACCACTACAATTACTACAATCATCACAATAACTACAATCATCACAATTACTACAACCTCTACAATCTCTACAATTAGTTAGGGTAGGTGAGTATTGAGTAGCTGCTTCTTCTGATAACCAGCTATTATTGTTTTCGTCATACCATCTATTGTTTATTTTTGTTATTGTCATATATTAAGGGGAAGATAGTAACTATCCTCCCATCTTATTTTTAGCTATCAACACCTCTAGCCGCAACATAAAGTTGATTATCTTTATTTACGCTTAGCAATACCCATTTAGGTTTATCTGTATTCAGTATCATTCCAAATACTACTGGCATTTCATCGTCAATCATACTTTTAGCTTTGGTAACTAACTCTGCTGGAGCATTAGTCACACCATAATTCCAACCTTTACTAGTTATTTCTTCACAGATTTTATAAGTCATATTTTAGTATCATTAGTTGAAGTTGGATTAGTGATGAAACTTATCTGACTAGTACTTGTGACTTTATCCAGGGCATCAATAGAACAAGTAAACATGGCAACAGTATCGACACAACGCTTTTGTAGGACATTGGAAGAAGCTAAACTATAAGCATATGCAATACCACTACTAGTTTGCTGATAATTCAAACTTTGCCCTGGAGCTACACTATATTGTGAACTTTCTTGAATTGCATCCTGATTAGCACCTAGATAGATAAACTGCCAATTAAGACTTTGTTTATCCGCTATCCTTCTAGACAGATCATCCTTCTTAAACTTAGTACTGCTATTTTCCGCCCCATCAGTAATGACTAGAAAAATAATCCTACCAGGCCTGTCTTCTTCTTTAGTCACATTAATAAACTGTGTGCAATCATCAATAGCTTTACAAAATGCATCTATTAATGGAGTTCCACCTACAGGACTTATCTCTTGAATAGGAGTGATGTCGTTAATATTAACTTTATCGAAATGAACTACATAATTGAAATTAACATCAACAGGTTCTCCATGATTAGAATTATAGTTAGTAAACCAATTACTAGGATGACTAACACTACTAAAGAATACTACCGAAGTAGTACATTTAACATTATTACTACTATCACTTAAATCTTCTGCAAAACTAAGATTTCTATCCTGGCTTGGCAATACCTTCTGTTGATTCAAGAAGTTATTTATGCCATCTACGGTAGCTTGTCTAGTATTAAACATGCTACCACTATTGTCTACTAATACTACGATATGTGTATAATTTGTATTACTCATAAGTCTGGTTCTAAAAGTCTCTGGGCCGGGTCAAATTCTTCTCTTAAAGTTGATTCACGAACAATTTCTTGGGGTTCTAGGTTTATTTTATTTAAATAATTAGCGCAATGTATGCAACTTCTACAAGCATGACAAGCATAACAATCTCTGCAATTACTACAATCATAACAATTAATACACGCAATACAATCATTACACCAACTACAACGACTACAATCTCTACAATCTCTACACTCTCTACAATAACTACAATCTCTACAACTACTACAATTAGTTAGGGTAGGTGAGTATTGAGTAGCTTCTTCTTCAGTTATCCAACTATTATTGTTTTCATCAAAGTATCTATTATTTCTTTTAATTATTGTCATAGATTTGGATCTAAATTTCTATCTTCATCTGAATACATAGTTCTAGTAGTAGATTGCTCGTCTACTGGTCTTACTGTAGGTCTTAGAGAGGCTGTATAATTTGTAGGATCTTCATTTAATGATGGAACAACACTTCTAGTATCAACTACAATTTCAGATCCTCTAATTCCTTGTAGTACTCCTCCTACGCTAGCAGGAACTCCAACGACAGTATCTCTTCTCATAATATTGCTTACCTGCCTTATATATTCCATCTCTGTCCTTAAAGAATTAATCGAATTTGCTAATAATTCTATATTAGATCTTAGTTCACATACGTCTCTATAACGACTATCTAAATTACTTTTAAGTCCTTTTAATTCAGACTGGGCCGAAAATTGATGAGTAGGTAAACTACATACTTCATTACTCTTACCTATGTAAATTATATGCTTACCTACATAAGTTATATCAGCGCCTTTAGTTTCAGGTTTAATACTGTTGAATAACCAATTAATGAATTTAGCTTTGAGTTTGTTTAACATAAATTATGAATTTACCCCCAACCCTCCAGCCCCTTTAGATTTAAGCTTAATATTTGATATTTTAAGCCTAAGTTGTTGATTTATAAGCAGAGTATTGTCTGCTAATGAGTTAATTTTTATCGTATAAAATAGTAGAGCTGAATCAAATAAGCCAATACTTAATATTTGATCCAGCATTAAGGAAATCTATACTAACCTATTTATATGTCAAGGAGAGACAGTAATTGAGGAACTATTGATGGTAACGGTTTCAGGAGTGGATAAAGTACTTAAATCATCCGTTTGTTGACATAGAATTTGAATGTCAGAATATATGTGTGTACTTATATCAGTTAATAAAGTGGGATCTTCTGATATTAAAGATATGGCACTATCTCTGAAAAACATATTGCCTTGATTAGGACTACTATAAGGCAAATCCTCCATCTCAGTAGGTGAAGCTACAGTATAGAAAGTATCGTCAAAAGTACCATCAGCTCTAACAATACGTTGTTTGACAAATATATGAGAATCTATATTATTAGAAGAAGTGACGGTAATATTTAATAAGTAGTTGCTCGGTCTGGTTGATTGAGCAGTCTGTTGTGTTAATGTTATGGATGTCATACCACAAATTATTATATTAAACAAATTATGGCAAGTATTTTAAGCATACCTTATGACCCGGAAATCGTTGAAGTAAGCCCTGATGCTTCTGCTCCACCTAAAAGTTATATTGTTCCTAAATTCGATAATTTTGGTAAAAAGAAAGTAAATGGTGAAATGGTAGGTGGTAGTAAAGAAGCAGAGAAACTAAAAAGATTAATGTTAGATAGTATGCAGAATAGAGGTTCTTTGATGCCGGGGTTTGTAATGACTCCTACTGGCCCTATAAAAGCAGTACATGCTAAGCAGGAACCTTTAACTATTAAATTTACTAAGCAAGCAACTGAAGAAGTACAAAACTTAACCAAACCTAAAAAAGGTAAGAAAGCTAAACTACAAGAAATTGAATCATTACCTATTATGGAAGAAACTATGCCTACTAAAACAGAATACCCTGTCACTTTCATTATTGAGTCAGGTAAGATCAAGGGTATGATAGATGCAGTATTGGAAGATGAATTATTCCTGGCACTAGTATTTAATAATGAGGGATCAGTAACTTATGTACCAGAACAAGGCAGTCCATTAAAATTATTGTTACCTGATAAAAGACAATTAAATGTAGTTTTTTCAGGCTCTCAATTAGATTGGTACAATACTAATCAACAAATATTATTATTCCTTAAACAGGAAAAAGTTAGCTAAACATAAGTAATGATGCTATAATTAATTCTATGATTGATATTAATGATTTAATCAAGATGGCAATGGAACCAGAACCTGAAAAACTAGAAGAACAACATTCTCCTACCAGAAAAGTATATGATGCTGTATCTAATAGTGCTACAGTTTTAGGTAGTGGTGTAGTGGCAGGTATTGCTAGTCTAAATTCATTAGATCAAAAAGCACCACCAAAAACTATATGATTAAATATGGCATCGTAGATAAAGACTCTCATTCAGATTTCGACCTTACTAAAAAGGCCAAGTACTATGATGAACTAGGTACTGAGATTGCTGATGAGCAGAACAAAGATAAGCTTAAAGAACCTAAATTGATAGAAATTGAACCTACTAAGCAAAAATCTTCTTGACTTTTATTTGTTATCTGATACCGTAAAACATTAAGTTATCTAGTTAAAAAAGCTACCTGTTTCTGTTGCATCAGGACCCTAGTTTGGGAGTTAATGCAACTAACTAGATAACTACAATAATATATGAATAATCCAATAATGAGAGCTAAGCTTAAAGTAGATTCAATCACTTTAACTGAATATGGACAAATACTAAACTTAACTGTTAAGTATTCTGACAATCCTGAAGATAATAGCTATTCTAAATATACACCCGTAGCTTCAGCTTCACTTACTATTACTAATCCAGCTTTAACAGACAAGTTTAAACCAGGACAAGTGTTCTATGTAGATTTTAGTGAAGCGTGAATAACAATTCTGAAGAAATGAAAGAAGAGTACTTAAGTTAAACTACACTAATTTACAACCATTATGGATAGCTATGTAGGGAATTCAGAGAAAAGTAATAAATCATTGGTAATCCACAAATTATAAAGAATAATATATGAGCCAAGGCCACTTAACTGAAATTGATAATGCACAGATACCTAACTTTTTTGGAGCTGGTGCAGGACCATTAAGATATTCTAATCCCTTCTACGGGGTCCCGCAGCAATTTCTACCATTAAATATTGACCATCAAATTTGGTGGTCTGCACATTTTTTGGTACGCTTTGGCTTTTACAGAACCGCATTGGAGAGAATAGCTAACTATTTCATTACTTCTCTTAAGATAGAATGTGATGATATTGATACTAAACAGAAATATGAAGATGCCTTTGAAAAACTTAAGTGGAAAGAAAGACTTGCAGAATCAGGATTAAACTTGTTGTCTTCCGGCAATCTTATGGTCTCTGTAGCCCAGGGATTTGATAGATTCCTTCAATGTCAGACTGAAGGTTGTAAGAGAATTACTAATATACAAAAGATAGACAATTATGAATTTACAGCAAAAGGACATTATATTCTTCAATGCCCTCAATGCCAGGTTAAAGGTGATCATTTATGCATAGATAAACCTAGTAAAGATCTGGAAAGACTTAACCTTATTTTCTGGAATCCTAGGGAAATTCAGATTAGATTTGATAGAACTACCAATACCTCAGAATACTTGTGGGATATTCCTCAAGAATACAGCAGTAAAGTCACTCAAGTAAACAATAAGTTTTTTAGCAAGGTTACTCCTAAACCTATATTTGATGCTATTTATAATAAAAGATTGTTTGCATTTAACAATAAGAACTTTGTACATATTAAAACACCTACTCCAGTTCTTATGCCTCAAACTGGTAAGGGTATTCCACTTTGTATTTATTTATGGGATTCGTTCTTCATGCTTAAAGTATTAGAACGTTATAATGAAACTATAATGTTTGAAGATATAGTTCCTTTTAGAGTATTTAGCATGGCTCAACCTGGTGGAGATAATAGGCAAACAAGTCCTGTTATTCATCAAAATGCAAGTCAATGGAAGGCACACATAAATAATATGATAGAGAAGCATAGACAAGACCCAGGTGCTTATCATATGTTCCCCTTTCCATTTCAATATGACCATTTAGGTGGTGATGGTAAACAAATTGCACCTACTGAGCTTATTCAGAACACTATAGGTAATATTCTTAATGCCCTTAATATACCTCAAGAACTATATACCATGAATCTACAAGTACAAGCTATGAGTCCAGCACTTAGATTATTTGAGAATAGCTGGTCTTTTATGATTGATGTATATAATAACTTATTACAAGAAATAGCAGATATCATTAGTAAAATTCAAGGATATGCCAAGGCTAAGGTGAGTATATTGCCAGTCACTCTTTCAGATGATATTGAACGTAAGAGTATTATTGGTCAATTAGTCAGTGCTAATTCAATTGCTAGAAGTACCTTGCTCGACATTTACCATCTCGACTTCAAAGACCAGCTCAAGAAGAAGATGGAAGAAGATGAGATTACAAAAGAATTGCAGGAAGAACAACAAATTAAAGATCAACTTAAGCAAATGGCTGAATCTGGTCAATCTAATCAACAAGGTGGTTCTAGTCCAGGTGATGTATTGCAACAAGCCCAGACTATTGCTCAACAACTATTCCCGTTAGATGGAGCACAACGCAGAACTGAATTGCAGAAGATTAAAGCTACTAATCAAACATTATGGTCTAGTGTTAAATCTGCTTTGGACGATATGACTAGTCAGGCTAAGTCACAGGGAGTACAAGGAAGCAAACAACAAGCTCAAGGCGGGCAGCAACAATAATTATGTCTAAACCAAACAAACCCAAAACTACAACTACTGACGCTATTCTAGGTAAGGCTAAAATACTTAAAGAAGTAACTTATCCTACTACCTGTCTGATCTGTGAAAAGACCATACCAGCTGAAAGGTTAGAGGCACTTAAGTTAATGAATACTACTAGAGATAGATGGACTTGTATTGGTTGTAGTCAGGTAAGTAAAGTTAAAGGTTTATACTTGGGTGAGAGTGGAACTAGTCAATTACAGATCTGTACTAGAGTATATAATGACTCAGTTAGAAGTGTATTTAAGAGTGCAGAGACTGATTTAGAAGATAATAGTGAAGAGGAAAAAGTCTAACCTATGTCTAGTCCATCACTACAAGAAATACTTAGTAGATTAAATATAAATGGTGCCACAACTTTAGGTGGCATCAATTTTCCCAACTATCTTGTATCTACTAATAACTCTGGAGTAATAGATGCAACCTTATTCACTAGTACCCAATCAGTATATCAAGTAACGACTATTGGTGGTGGATTAGGAAGTATTACTAGTCCTAAAACTTGTGAAATAGCTATATTAGATAGTTCTTCAGTCTATGTTTACTCCTTAAGTGGTTGGTTATTGATAAGCTATACTGGTTCTGGAGTATTACCTTTTACTGGAGCTGGGTTTTCCAGCACTAATGTTCAAGCTGCGATAAATGAATTAGCAGGGAAAACCTTGCTTAATACTGGAGGTACAATAACAGGTTTAGTCTCATTCACTAATAATCCTCCATTCAGTGTTTCTAATGCTAGTCTAGTAACTAATTTAACAGCAAATTATCTTTATGTTAATAGTGTAATTGGTAGTCAGCGAGGAGATTACTTTACTAATGCATCTAATCTAGTTAATGGTACTATCGGATCAAGCTTGCTTAGTGGTGCATATAATATTAGTGTGCAATCTGCCAGTACTGCTGTTACTGCTAATAATGCTCTACACGCTAATTCGGCTACTACTTTAGATACCGGACTACCCTTCAATCAAGTTACTGTAGGTGGCAATAACGCATTATCATCTACTAATACTACCTTAACCATAGTTGCTGGGGCTAATATTACATTAAGTTTAAATCCAGCTACTAATACCTTAACTATATCTGCTAGCTAAAAAATAAAAATGAGCTGGAAAACTTATAGAGAAAATTTCCCTACAGTTCTCCATCTTGTAGTCAAACTAAAGCAGTTCAATACTAGGCCCCTCCTACTAAAGAATAGGAGGGGCGCAAAATTATGTTTTGTTCCTTTTAGCCAGTTTTTCTGCCAAAGGTGCAGGAAGTTTCACTTTCTCTCTAGGTTTTTTGATTGTATCAGCAGCACACCAATCATACTTAAAAATCGCCCACATTATTTTTATGGAAAATACTATAACTACTACTTTAAATAACAAACCAGTTTCATATAAACCAGCTACTAGAATAAATAATGCCAACCAACCAGAGGAAGTTAACTTCTTGTTCATTTTCTTATTAGGTATAATTGCCTCTAAATGGTGTATAAACCATAATAAGAAACGAATGCGAATTTATCTACCTGAAACTAAAAGGTATTTGGCTCTAGCTTTGCAGCAAGAGTGGGGTGGGACGGTTAGTAGAATAAACCGTGATAAACACCATAATGTTATGTGGCAAATAACCAGCACACGTTCCTTACAAGCAATTCGGGAGGCAGCTTTAGCTATTAAAACCTGGCTACCTCCCGAATTCTATCAGCAATTAATGATGTTTCTACAAGAACATATCTAGGCCTTTTCAGGCTTTGATTTGTGACCGGTATTGTGATTAAGCTTTTGGGCTTTCCGATCAGCCAAACTCAACACTTTCTTACCATTCTTCTTCACACCCTTCTTAATCCACATATCCCGTTTAGCAACTCGTTTAGCCAACTGCTGCTTTTTATGACGGATAGTGACTGATTTTTGGGCTTCGTAGTAGGACCTTTTCCAACCTGATCCCTTTTTATGTTTAGGCATGTAGGAGAAGGTTATGATTTGTGCTGTTCAGATTCCTCCAACACCTTATCCAAATCCGCCATAGCCTCCTGCATCGAGTTGATTGGAGGAGGGGCAACGAACTTGATTTTGGGCTTGGATTTCACCTTGCTGAAGTTATAGCTCCCTTTAAACTGGTTGCGCCGGAATTCGTTCCGCTTCTCGTAATCCACGCCGATATGTACCTCCAACTCTCCTATATCGATATTACCATTCTTGGAGAGAAGAGTATGCACATTGCTGGGTGTCCATATTTTCTTCGGTTTACCGCAGAACCAGGCCAGGAAAGTCTGCTGGTCCTGGGATGTGATGATCGTAATCACATCACACTTCAAGAACCTGAACCCGGCTGCATGGGCTACATAGGAGTAGGTGTTATGCTCCGGATCATAGTCCTTGGCAATACCCAAAGATTTGCCCCAGTTCGCCTTTTCGATTTCCGCAATAGTAGCGATGGTGCTGTGACCTTTCCCCTTATAAGAATCCACCAAGTTGAAGACCCAGGCCATGTCACCATCAGCCGTAACAGAGGTCAAATTCTTATCCATACTGGTAGGATGAGAAATGACCTCCATAAACATGGCTTCTACTGAGAGGAAGTCAGTAACACCAACAACCGCAGAGCCTTCCCGGTATCCATGAGCTAGCCGGATTTTCTCAATTTCGAATTCCTCCTTGCTTTGAATGTTTTCCAGGTTGTTCACTGCATTACGATAAGCAGTGAGAATGACCTCTGTAAGAGAGGGTGTGACTTCAGTTTCCGGCAAGTTTTGTGTTTCCATATACTATTTTTGTTTGTGGTTTACTAACTTTGGTTTACTGGTTTTGTGTGTTTTGTGTGTGTTCCGTAGAATCATTAACTATCTGTTTAACCATCCGCTTCGCTAACTTTTTACCGGTAGGAAAATCTTCGAGAAGTGACCCGTAAAGCTGACCCCAGGCACTTTGCAAACCTTTCGTATGATTAAAAGGATCAAGAACAAAACATTTAGACTCTCCAGTATATACCTTACCAGTAACTGGATGTGTAAATGATACTTTGGTTGATCCGCCGTTAGGAAAAATATAATTAGTATGCCGGGCATAATTTTCAGCTATACCACCAGCAATTTCATTCAGAACATCCAATTCTCGTCTTGCATGAAGTTGATGTACTGGTTGAAGTACATCCTGGCACATACGCTTAAACTTTGAAAGGGCATGGACATATTGAGCTTTATTGGTTGCCCCCAATCTTCTCAATTTTTCCTTCCACACATTTGTCAATGATACACCATCCCAGTCACTAAACCGCTTTACTTCAACGTTTACAGTGTAATTCAATTTTTCCAGAGTAGTACGAATTGTGGTTGGCTTTTCCAGATTCTCAAAAATGTCAGCCAGCACAATCACATTTGTATCTGTAACTTTGCCAAGCCATTTCCTTTTTGCTGGTTTCTTTTGTTTGTCTTCTACTTTTTCATTCATAATTCATTTTGTTTGGTTGCTGCTATTGCTAGTTTTGTTGCTCCTTCTATTGTTTTTGCGGTTGCCAGGAATTGAGCAGAATGACAGAATATTGCCTCTTCTACTCCCGAAATTGCTTGAAGTTTTTGGTCAGTTAATCCTGCCCATTCTTTAGGAAATGGTATTCTAAGATTTTCCGGGCCATTACTTTGATTGCCATCCATTCTGACTGCTGTGACTACATGAGCAGTTTTTTCCTGGTTAGGAAATATTACATGGGTTATATGAGGATGGTCTTTTACCACATCATACCAAGTACAAAACTCCTCTAAGTATAAGAAAGGACTATGCTTGCTAATCCTAGCTTCGATATAAGGCTTGGCCAGAATCTCACTAGCCTTCTTTAAGATCAATCTAGTAAGCACAATACCAGCAGTACCAACCGCTAGTTTAAATGCATCATCATCTAAATCATAGCCTACTAAAGGAATTGGATTAAAACTACTTATAATTGATTGAATTGTAGCTACTTCACAAATGAGTTCTGAATGACTACTATTTCTAGCTACAATGTTTAGTTGACCTTGGTCCTGCCAATCAATACTTTTGACGAAGTTATCAACTTTATCAACAACATCAAATTCTAAGTTGGAGTCATAAATCTTTAACTTCTGCATACAATCATAAAGAAGATAACTTACAACTTGCCAACCATGAGCTAACCAGACTAGACCAAATGAGCTATAGAGTGTCCCATCCTCCCTACAACTATTAAATCCAGGTTGGTGATGATCAAACTTACCATTAAGAGCATCATACTCACCCCCAACGTCTACCAAATAATCAGCACCTATCCAATCAACAGGATCACGACTTCTTATTACCGTTACAGGGATCTCTTCAGAATAAAGTAGTTGAAGGGTGGCACAAGCAAATACTTCATCGGCGTGAAAAATTCCTGTATGGGTCACTATAGTTATTTTTTCAGTTTTTGGCTCTTCCATAAATCAGATTTTGGTTTTGATAATGTGTTCAACCAGATTGATTAACTTCTTATACTGCTTACCAAACTTATTGTTTTTATGAGTCTTTTCTACTTTGTTTTTGAACTCAGTCAAATTTCCTGTAAAACAACCACAATCTACTTGAACATTCTTTCCTACCCAATAAATGGTAGTTTGAGCGTTTCTAGAACCAATTTTAGAAGAAGTAAATCTTTGTGGGTTAGATTTGAAACCAATACAAGTAATACAACTTATACAATCTCTACAATCTCTACAATAATTACAACTATTACAATCTCTACAATCATAGCAACCATTACAACCTTTACAATAAATACAATCATTGCAATATCTACAATTACTACAATTATTACAACTACTACAATTATCACACCAACCACAATCAATACAACTAGTACAACCGGTTAGGGTAGGTGAGTATAGAGTAGCTAATTCTTCTGATAACCAGCTATTATTGTTTTCGTCATACCATCTATTATATCTTTTTGTTATTTTCATAGTATTCAAAAGCTTCATCTAATTGTTTTAAAGCCTGGTCACGTTTTGACCCTTCCTTATACTTGAGATTAATACCTTTATTACCAGTAAGTCCAATATACAACCATGCTTTAAGTAGATCTCTAGGTTGAGGTGATGGACTATCAAACTCATTATATGCATAATAATTAGTTATAGCTGATAAAACTAACCTATGTCCATCTATAAATATAATTTTAGAATTTTTCATTGTTTTAGTTTTGTTGCTTTGGTTGGAGACGGTAATAGGAATTGAACCTATGAAACTTGTTTTGCAGACAAGTGCTTTGCCATTCAGCCATACCGTCTAGGATTAAAATTAGTACAGTACTTCAGCTTACGTGATGACTAAATATTTAGCAGGAACGAGTATGAAGTACTGTAATATCATCATAATATTCGTGACCTATAATGATGAAAGCGGAGCCGTGGGCCGGATTTGAACCGACATCGGCCGAATTTACTTCGGTGCTCTTCTTATTGAGCTACTTTTTCAAAAGACATTAATTAGCTAGATTAACGCGCGCTCTAGCCAACAACGTACAGTTAATAATTCACGGCATTAAGGCCTGTCAAATAATGAAATTGACAGGGAAAGTGGTGGACGTGGTTGGATTCTCACCAACGTGTTTACTTCAAAACAATATGATTTCTACAAGCTTAGCCAGAATTTTAATACTAGAATAAGGAACTGACTCAACCTTAGCTATTCCAGTATTTTGTCCTTGTTAATTAGATTGTAATAGTACATAGACTAAACTATCACAACTCACTTATAGATTACGGTTCGTTAGTCCCATAAGTTTCAGACCAGGAACCGGTATTGGTTAAACCAACACTTCATTGACGGAGGGAACGAACTCATCCGCTTGCGCAGAAATCGCCATCGCTTCATCAAGAATGCTCATTTTGTTAGCATTTAACGTTTGCATTCATTTTTAGGTAGCCGAGAATGCTTCTACCGCTTGCTGTCATATCTTTCTAAAATAAGTCGATTATGTTACACGCCCATAAAGCATATAAGAAAATGTTACACTACTAAATTATAATATGCTAGTATAATTTAGTTAAAGAAGGATTTGATTCTATTAAAGAACTTATCCTTTATTTTTGTTATTCTCCTGATAATTGAATCAGGTTTTCGACTAAGGGGGCTTTATTATTTAGTGCAGGAGGTAGGATTCGAACCTACAAGACGAATCTAATATCTTCAATGCTACGTTCGTCGACGGAGACCGGCTACTGATTGAAGTCAGGTAAGCCTACTATCCGTTGCGTCTGCCAATTCCACCACTACCTGCAAAACTATTCCTTAGACTTAAACTTACGTAATTGATACTGAGAAACACTAGAATAGACCTTACTGAGGTTGTTGTAAATTGCTTCAAATATATCACCGAACAAATTCCAAAACACACTCCAAGGCCAATAAGCAATCCAAGTTATAATCTTAGACTTCCAATAAGACAAGGATAGCTCACTTTTTAAACTCATTAATTGAACTTCACTTAATTCATTGCCGTATGCTGTTTTAAATTTTTCTATTATTTTTGCAGAAAACTTGAACCACCGAAAAATGGACCAAAGCATTCCTATCACTAAATAACAGAAAGAATAAAGAATGACTGAACCCAAAGTTAAATGATGATGAATAGGTTCCCAACACATAAAAATCAAACTAGCCAGAACTATACTTCCAAATACTGGTTTATTGTGATCAATAGCGGCTGCCAATATCAGATTGGCAATTATGAGTAGCAACCAGAAAGCTAAGGTGCCAACTGCGAACAATGTGAATAAAGTATGCATATTGGTTTATTAGAATTCAAGACCGATCCCTGCCTGCCAACGAACTCCATTATCACTCCCACTAGTACGCCAACTCTTACCTGATTCTTGAGTAAACAAGTCATAATTAGCGCCGGCATAAGAATAGGTATGATCGTTAAAATACCATTGCAGCAAGATTTCAGGCCCGGTTCTCCACAAATCAGAAACACCAGCACCATAAACGTTACCTATACTCCAACCTCCGTTAAAGTATAGGTTCCTCCAAATCTGCTGGTTCCAATCTGCATCAATATCTGTAGCCCCACCAAACAAAGGCTGCCAGTAAATGCTCTGACTAGCACCAACCCAGATACTCGGAACCTGTTTGAACGGATCAATAGAGAAGGAGGTATCAAATCCTACTGTATTGTGGTTGTTATATGAAGTACCGGCACCACCAAATGTAATGTCGATCTTATTATAGTCAACACTACCTACATTAGTTTCACTCAATGTAGGCGGACTGAGTATAATTGGTGTGTGGTTAGTATTGGTTTCGGCCAATGTTGTAATTGCTGACAATATAGTAATTGCCAGCAAGATTGTAGTTTTTATCATTGCTTTTGTTTTGTTTTAGTTTGAATTTACTGGGATGATGGATTGTAGAATAATGACCTTAAAAAGCACCATCAATTGCTGCTTACTAATATTGTTACCTGTCAGATCAATTGTAACTGCTGAATGTGACGTTGCATCATCTACTAATGGCAACGTATCTTTATATTTTATCGTACCGGTCAATCCTGCAATCTTGGTATCAGTATCAAAGAAAGAGGATTCATCAGATGTTGATACACTAAAAGCTGCATCAGGATTAGGTAGAGGTTCATTAACTCTGATATCGAAGTCATATTCACCCAAACCATTTGATTCTCGATTAGGATCAGGAACCCACCTAAAAATACCAGCAATTCGATCAATTTTCACACCACTTATATCATTGTATTGAGCAGTCAGATTATTAAGAAACCAACATTTCTTATCATAATCATATAACAGCTCACCATTGACAGTAACGGAATCATAATAACCTAACGGGCCTTGACCAATTATGACTTGATTAAACGACATCTTATCATACTTCTTTAGTTGTACTGTAGTTGTCTTACCATTAATACATCTGGTAATGTTAATCAGGCTTAGACTATCAGCCCAATTATCCGGTTTATTAGGTATCTTGCCAGCAGCAGTTCCTTTAAAGTAGCTAGTAAATCCTCCAGCTTGTCCCATTGGTAGAATATCAAATACTAGACTACCTGAATCATAGTTATATACCCCATTATCATTAATAGGTACAATACCATGTAATGATCCAATATTCTTGGTTTGAGCAGGATTATGTGGGTTAACTACATCACAATCAACGTTATAAGCCAATGCTCGATGTTGAGTCACAGCCTTGCTCACCCAACCACTAATGATTTGTGGAGTGTCTTGAATAGTACCGTGAAATAAGACACTATTGGCTACGTTGAAATTCAGATTATACACATCCCTCACACCAGGTATGTTGGGTGAATTGAAGGTATTGAATTTAATGTCCATTGTCCCTTTAATGAATAAGGGTGAGGGAGGTGTTTGAGCCGATACTCCGAGCACAAAAAGAAGTGATAGGAGTAAGCTGTTGATTTTCCAAAGATGTGTGTTCATGTATTAGTTTTGTTGTTGGTTTTGGTCAGGCATAACAGCTTGACTATCTTGTTGTTGTTGAGCACGGTTTAAGGCCAAAGCTACCAAAATCAAGATGACTATGATAACAATTGACCCCATCAGTTTATAGTGTTTCATGTGATTTTTTGTTTAGGTATTCTCACGATGTCATTGTTACTAGTTGAAGTAACTTCCGCATCCCAAATCTCAGCATCTTTTAAGGCTTTAGGGGTTGAGCTAACAATAGCTTTCTGTTTATCCGCCTCTTCCTCAGCTAGACTGATCTCCAAACTACTGAATGCCTGATTAAGACTAGTCTGCACGCTATCCAGAGCTGTAGTAGTCTTTATCTTGGCAAAAATATCATTATCATTGAATCCAGCTGCCTCATTAGCTTCTCTAGCAGCTTGAGCTAATTGCCATTCAGCATCGACTCTTTCAATAGTCTTGCCAAACTTCTGCAATTCATCCTTAGCCGCCATTAATTTCTGGGTCCTGGCTTTATAGATTTGATGGAGTTTCACACTCTCATCCCGATAAGCTGCTGCTCTATCAGGATAGTCTTTAATAAAACCATCCAATTTACTGTCAAAATTCTTGCACTGGGCACCAATATTCTCTACTGCAACTTTAGCAGCATCCCACAATTTCTGCTTACGCTGCTGTTCCACTAATAGAGTTTCTACTGGGTTTTTATTAGCTTCAGCCCTAATAGCCTTCAACCTCCAATTAGCAAATTTCATGCCGATATAAGGCCAGAAGTAGAGGGTGGAGTAACTGATACCGAAAGCAACTATCATACCCACCAATCCTTGGATAATGGTGAATATAAATGGAGCAACTATCAATGCGGTTAAGCAAAGTCCTCCAATTTTTACAATTGCTTGAATTCTTTCTTTACGTTGTTCTGGTGTTAATGTGTTCATTATTTGTTTTGTTTTGGCTGTTGTTCAAAGGAGGGAGTGGACCCTTAGCACGGTATCCACTCCCCATAATTATATTTCAGATATAACGTCTAGGCTAATCAACTTATTAATCACAATGCAACAAATGTTTAACTTAATCATAACGCTCTACCGCTAAGCTACCGGGCAATTCTGTGAAGTGGAATAAAATGGCTGCCCAGCTCGGATTTGAACCGAGGTCTTTACTTTAGTACATCTGTTATTGTAATTAACTACCTAAACTAATTTTGAACTTAGGGTGAAAACTTGAGCTTCAACCTTATCTTTAACTTTAACTTGAGCTTGAGTTGCAGAGCATAGTATATCTATGTCTCTGCTCACCCAAATTGTTTGATCACTTACCAAGGATGTATTTGACTATGTCCTGGCCGATTTTCTCGCCCACAACATCAATATTGTTGGCGCGTGCTTGTGCTGACTTGATAGCGGCCACCAAGTCCTCACAACGAGACAAAAGATCACTTTTTTCAGCTGGTGTGAGCATGCCAGACCACTCCGTTTCATGCTTATAACCTATTATCACATCCCTTACTTCTTTCGTAGCCTGGGCCGGATGTTGAGCTGTGGCAGGAACCAGTACGAAAGGATAGAACTCCTTGGTAGTCCTGGAAGTGACCCGAGGTTCAGCTTTATAAACATCTTCACCTTGATCATGGTCAGGCTTGAAGTTTTTGACTGGATCAAGAGTTGGGATCTTTTCGAGCAGACTTTTGAAGGTCTGAATATGCTTTTCAAGTTCCAGCAGACCAGTAGCCGGAATGTCCTTGAGTAGAACTGTACCATCCACAATTACATCTGCCTTAGCCAGACAATTTGTGGAATTGATTCGATTACAGACATCCAGAACATTAGCAAAATCATTGCCGATCCAGCTCAGTTCTTTCCGTACTGTAGTTTGCCGCTTCACGTTCTTCTCCACCACATCCTGTTGATTTTCGCCCAAAGGTTTGAATATAACATGTTCTTCAACAAAGTGAAGGTGCTTCTTAGTGAAGAGTTCAGTCAAGTCACTGATTAGCTTTGTGAGCTTACCAACGACACCTGACTTTACTGCCAGGATTTCATGTAGTTTAGCCATAATTAGTTTGAGTTTAATGTTTAGTTTGAGTTTTAGCTTAGTGTTAGTTCAGGAATATACTTCCCGTTCTTCGTTTCTTTTTGTTTCACCAGTTCCTTTACAGACTGGACATTTTTGCTTGTTTCTTTTGTTGGTTACGTGATGCTTGCCAACAATCCCTCTCCCACCACAATTAAGGCAGGTGGTTGGTACTTCGACTAGTTTTGTGTGTTTCATGATTTTAGTGTATTACTCCAAAATGTTTAAGGCACCAGAAAATAAAGTAAATAACCCCGCACAGTATAGTTAAATAGATTGTTACTGTAATCACCCAACCTAAAATTAGGTATTTGATCGCTTTTTTCTTGTAGTCAAGCATAGTTTTAGTGTTTTGTTAAATAGTTTACTAACATAAGTATCAAGGTTCCTCCAAGCAATACAAGAAATAGTTTTAAAACGAAATAAGGATATTTATTTCGGTCCTGTATAGAATTGACGTTATGATGATAATCTTTACGATCTCTACAATATGTACAACCACTACAATTATTACAATCACTACAATGACCACAATAACTACAATCAATACAACTACTACAATTACTACAATAAGCACAACTACTACAACTACTACACCATCTACAATAACTACAACTACTACAATCACTACAACATCTACAATTAGTTAGGGTAGGTGAGTGTAGAGTAGCTAGTTCTTCCGTATCCCAACTATTATCGTTTTTGTCATACCATCTATTACCTCTTTTTGTTAGTTTCATAGTGTAGTAGTGTAAACTGCAAGTGTATTGCTAAAGAATTGTTCATAAGGCCAGGTAACCATATAATTAGTTCTGGTCCAAGGATTGTAAAGACCGTGTTTTAATACTACATATGTACTAGTAAAATAGACTAGACAAGCATGTGGATTGGTATTGTAATAACCAACCCAAACATAAGGTTGATTAAATTTTATCTTACCTACGAATTTTAAAGTCTGTCCAGTCTGTTTAAACCAAGCTGCTTTTATAGCAGTCATTGGTTCATTAGTCAGATTCCATGTACTAGCCTCAATATCCATGTTAAGTCCCTCTGCTGCAAACATGGATAGAGTAGCAGGCCCACAAAAAGGTTGGGTTTGTTCTTGATAACTAGGTGTAGGAATGTGTTTAAATTGGTGAATTGAGATGAGCCAGGCTACAAAAAATCCACACATCCAACCAAAACACATTAATAGACCAGAAATTGTTTCCTTTTTCATCTTTTAGTAGGGAGTGAGAGAATTACAAATCCGATAGCGGCTAAAACACCACTAATTCCATCTTCAATCAGTTCTGCATCTGATTGTGGAAATATTTTGGAACCATGGAAAATTGTTTCGGTTAAACAATAATACAAGCCCATAAAAACAACCAACCAGCCTATAAAATTAGAGTTTTTCATAAGCAGCATATTCATGATAATCCACTTCAACAGCTTGCGTACATGCAAAGCTTTGATGCTGAATTATAGAAATTAACAGTTTATAAATATTAGGTTTAATCATATGTTTATATTCCAATTAACATTCGGTCAAAACCATCCTTTCTAAGATAGTTATAATGCTTTAGTTTTCTTGTATTCAATTTTTTACCTACATTTCGTTCCAATACTGTAAGTTTTACTCCAGCTCGTGTAACTTCCATGTTAACTACATTACCGAATGCATATATTTGTCCGTCCGTGTTAAACATCTGAACTAATTTTAAGGTTTTGTATGGCATATTTAGTTTATTGAACTTTAACTTCATTCAGTTTAGTCCTCTTTGTAGTTGATGTTGCTTAAATAAACCTGTATTCGCCTTAATTAAGTCAGCTGCCTCAAATGGTGAAATGGCCTGACTCGCACCAGCTTGTCTAAGGAATGCTCTAGTAATTTCCTTCTCACTACTTAATTCTGGAGCAATTCTAAGCATTTGTTGGTAAGCATCTACTACATGATGAGTAGGAAACTTACTTATAATAGGATCAGTAGCTACAAGTTCTTGTAGTAATAATGCTCTATCCCTGTTCGCTTCAGGAGTATTAGTGTTAGCAGTTTGTAGAAGTTGAATAAGAGTTGATACTTCATTAGTATACAAAACAAGTTTTTCTTGCTTCTTGACATAAACTGAAGTCATACCTTTACCCATTCGTACTTCTAGTTCACCTTCACTAGCTGTTATCGTGGTATCTGATGTTATTTTCATTGTTTTAATAGAAGATAGAGGAGCTAATACTACTAATGTCAAAACTACTACTATGAATAAAATGAGTACTATTGCAAGTACTCTTACTCTATTATCACATTTCTCGCTTGGTAAGAATAGAATTATATGTTATTTAAATAGTTCTGGATGTTGTTTTCGAAATTCTCTTTTACCTTTATTTGATGCTTTACACCACCATTCAGCATTACTATCATCTATGCTGGTTTTCCTGATATAATTCTTAATATGTTCTCTAAGTTCTTGATCTGGAATAATATCTAGCACAACCAGATCCTCTTCTAGTAAGAATTCTCTTACTAGAATGTGTTTATGAGCACTACAAAATGAACCTAAAACATTGAAACCATCAGCTAGAAAGCCACAAACTATACATGTTTGGGTAGAAATACCCATTACACCACCATTAATTATTATAGGGAAGGACATTGTTATTTTGTGTAAAAGTTACTATACGGGAGTGTATGGAAAGTAGTAGTGCTAGATGGATTCGAACCATCGACCTAACCCTTATAAAGAGCTTGCTCTACCACTGAGCTATAGCACCATCAAAATTAAAAGTGCAGTACACTCAGAAACATAGAATATACTGCACCAGGGCTAACTAGTTAAAGCCAGCCTCCACCAGAGCAACGAATTGCTCAATTACAAGTCATCAAATCTACGAGGCGGTATGGAGTCAATGATGACTTGGATATCATCAGGATTGTCCTTAAATCCATCCTTCAATTCTTCGGTTACAGTACGGGGATCTCTACCTTCATTAATAGCAATAGTAGCTGCTATGGTAGTACAGATAGTCTCTTCATCTTTCAGCATGATAAGATTCTGCCCAAACAATCCTTGAAGATGAGCCTTAACTCCTCTATCTCGGCTATTCTGAGCATTACTAGGGAACAACCAGTAAACATTGAACTTCTGCTTCAATTCCTCCAAAATTGTGGTAGTAGGAATGTCAGCTTCAATGTCAATTCCAATCCACTCCTTAACCTCTAGCTTACTAACAAAAGAATAGGGTTTTTCATCACCCAAAATAAAACAGTAGCCTTTCTTATTACGTTTTTTCAGGCTATCCAATTCAGTCAATCTTGCCAGCACAAACATGATTAACTCATAGCTTTCGCATTGAGTACCACCTCCGCCACCTTGGGAGACTAAAATATTGGTAAGACAACCATCCATCTGATTACCGGACTCAAACTGGCCGACTTCAAGAGCAGCTGCAGGATAAGTAGTTGCATCATTTACAGCCCCGAACAGAATATGAGGATCAGAGACATACTTTGCTTTAATTAGCAAATCCATCAGCTTAGGCAACTGCAAAACTACTTTGGAAGGTATTGTGCTCATCGAACCAGTAGTATCAAGACATACAGCGATTGGCAAACTATTAGGATGAGCCTCACTATCAAGACTCTCTCTAATTATCCTACCAGCCCGGTTAGGAATTCTCATATCAAGCGTTGGATGAGCCTTATTTTCAGCTCTTCCTTCATTCACTGCTACGGCATGATCCATTACAGATACGCCAGCAGCAGTTCTAGAAGAGATGTAACTTCTAGTTATAGTTGCATCATAATGTGAAAAACCCATAATTAATTAGTTGTTGTTGGTTTTGCTGCTTCAGTTTGTTGAAACGTATCAGCTTGTTTAATCTGAATTTCTTCAGGATTGCTCACTTCCTCAACAATCGGTACTGCAGTTTTAACTGGAGTATACGTTGCCGGGAGTTCATTTTGTTCTAGTCCCATATATAATTTGTCTTTTGTGAATTTACTGTGTGAAGTTATTACTATAGGTAACTTCGTAACCTTTTGAATTTCAGCTAATAAATCTGGAACTTCATATAGCAGGGCCTTATTCTTAGAGTAGGCCTTAGTAAGATTCCAGGCTTCCAAACCAGCTTCTTCCTTGCAATTGTAACTAAGCAAATCTATACCAGCATAAGTCCAGCAAACTGTACGTACTTCACGATTACTTAAATAATCACAGTGAGTAACTGCCAGACCATTAAGACCACCGCACTTTTGAATAGCATATTGCAAAGCCATCAAGTCTAAATTACCTACCCTAAGACATCCTTGGAATTTACCTGTCTTATTATGATCATGTGCTATTAAAGCATTCAAATCATTTGTTTCAGTCAGAAGAGGACCATTACCATGCCTAGTCATAAAAGTCCTGGTAATGCCTAACTTATAAGTATTCTGTATAGGGATACCTAATATATACAACATATCCATAGCATAGGTAGGAGTAGTATCAGACCAGGTAGTGTAAGGATGAAAACCATGAAGTTTATCCAACAATACTCCTTGTGCTCCTTCAAAAATAGGAAGGTTACTGTCTTTGATAATATCAAGACTATGGCAAACGTTGACCTGATTTAACCATTCAAGGTAAATATCGTATAGTTGGTTGTTTAATTGAGGTATGTTAAAGGTAAGCATCAAGTCCTCTACTGCTTGACTTTCCAATTTATAATCATGTTGCAATTCAACGCATTTCAAAAAACAGTATTCATAGATTGAATTAAGAATCTGGAGGACATCACTTTTATGTTTACTTAAATCTCTTACTCTCAAGACCCAACTACTACGTTGTCTAGCTAATTCTGCAGTAACTCCAATACCATTTCCAGTACTGCCGTGTACATTTGTGCGAGCTAATTCTCTCATTTGATTCAACGCTATATGGTATAGCGTAGTAATCCTGCAGTTAGGCGATATATGTATGAGAGATAATGGTTTATCTACTCCAAGCTTATACAAGCTGTCAGCCTCATCCATCATCAATTTAGGCGAGATAATAACTTCACTACCTATATAAGTCCTAGCCCCACTCAAGGTACCAGAACCGAACTGATGGAAGGTGTGATGTCCTGTCTCATTGTGGACATTGTGGGCAGCTTGGAATCCACCATTATAGCGAACCACCAAATCTGACTTGAAGTGTTGGACTAGACTATCAGTTACAGATCCCTTCCCCTCATCACCATAGTTCAATCCAACTAAGATTATAGCTTTTATTTTTTGCATAGTTTAAGTAATTGTGGTTGTTAATGTTAACTAAAATTGAAGCACCTAGTACTAGACTAGGTGCAAGCCTTCTCCTTTAAGAAGCACCAATATGCAACTACCTCATCAATCCGTTTTTTGCTTTAAAACTAGAGGTTCCTGTTACACACCGCTTAAAAAAGAAGACTAAAAGAAGACAGCACTGCAATAATAGGAGGTATCTTAATGCCTAACTAGCAAGAATTAGTCCATTTAACTAATACTGATTGGTTTGCAGCGATCACGGTTTAATCCTGCAACTCTACATACAGCTAGTCAAGAATCCGCGCTCTACCAGCTTTTCTAGTTAAAAATTATTGCAATGCTGCCTAAATTAAAGAACTGATGCTGCAACAGAAGAATTCCCGGCCAAGGAACCCTTCTTACTGACTCAATCGTCTTAACAGAACTATCCTTGTATTGACAATTCGGGACAGTTGGTTAAGAGTGGACAACATAAACAGCTCATGCCATATTGCTATTCAGTCTAGTAAGCCAGATTTAATACAGCACCAGTTCAAAGCTAAAAATATTAAAGGTAGGTGATTGGAAAATTCCTAACAAACAACCAATCACCTACCTAGCACCAACACTGAAGAGCTTACTCAAAGCTCACACTTTATTCAGTATTAGTATGTTTCCCCACCAAATTTGACTTTTCAGAAAACTTAATCTCAGAGCCGTTTAAAGATTCCTTCCCAGGCATTCCAAGAAGGAGGTGACATAAATGTGAAGATTCCTTCTCCGGATGTATATTGATCTAGCTGACTCAGTTGCAAGTCGATTTGGATACTGCCAGAACGTAAAAAATGAACTGGTTGTTTGTTAAGATTTACAGTAGGATCAGTGTCAAAGTCTTCAAAAGCAGTTAACACATGAGTAATAATGCCTTTCTTAGTCTTTTCAAAAATCCAAGCCATATCTCCAGACTCATTAAACTTACAATCAATCAACATGTGAAATCTGTTTTCCTTCTGATATGCTGCCAATTCAGCGAGGGTTCTAAAGTTTCCAAGAGCTTTTGTAGGAAGAACAAGGATGAATTGTAACTTATCTTGAGATACACGAAAGCCTGTAGTAGTAATATGCACTTTGGTATCAGGATCAAGTTCAGTATAATGATAGTTATTATCTCCACCACCCATTAACGTATCAATTCCTCGATCCAATGTGATTCTTTCAATTTCACCTAAACACCAACCATCAGTGAACTTGAAAGAAGGCTGTTCCCTTATAATAGCTGGAACAACCTCAGTAGCAAACTCTCTGAAAGAGACAATTTTGAGGGTTGGTTCGATTTTTGTTTTAAATATAGATTTCATAT